ATTTCGACACTTCCCCAGATTCTTCTACTTGGACGAATAAAACAGATGACCAAAAGAAAAGAGCATTGATATCTGCTGTTAGATGGATTGATACTTTAGTTTTTTATGGAGATAGATGTGATGATGGACAGGCATTGAAGTTCCCAAGAAATAATTATCAAGTAGATGGTGTTGAATTAGCTTGTTCTAAAATTCCCAGCGGTATTAAATATGCACAATATGAATTAGCCAGAGCATTAGCAAACGACACTGATGCAATTACTGGAACGACAGGTAAAGATGGTAATTTTGAAGAAGTTAAATTAGGAGATATACAGGTTAAATATAATACTGATAGTCAGGGAACTGGTTCTGTTAATAATATTTTAGATGTTTACCCATGGTTACAAAGTTATCTTGGGGCATATATGCTAGGTGGAGCAGGATCTTATCAAATGAGGGTAGTTAGAGGATAATGGCAGGTCAACTAGACTCGATACTAAAGAATGTAGCTAAACAGGTAGTGTCTCAATTAGGAGACTCACTAGACACAACAATTATCTACACTAGAAAATCGTCTGCATCTTACAATACATCTACTGGTGCAGTAACCACAAACGACACCAGTTACACAATAAAAGTTCCTGTTGAATTTATACAATCCAGCGAAGAAACAGGATTTCAGGAAAACATAGCTAGAATTTTCATAACACCTGATCTCATAGGAGATAGTCAACCCCTATTATCAGATGAAATAACCCTTACATTTTCTGGATCGACCAGAGTTGCAAAGATTACAAATGTAAGAACTTTGCGTGGCGGTCAGGAATATTTATTCAGAATTGACGTTATTTTCTAATGACTTTAGTAAACGCACGAGCAGCATTTGAAACCGCAATCAAAAATGCAGTAACCACTGCTGACAATACAGTAACAGTGGTGTTTGACAATATGCCCTTCACAACTCCAGGTAAGAACAAAAAGTATGTGATGGTAAGTCTCGATTTTACACAGTCCACTACACAAACTCATGGTGCTGCACAGGATTATTATGCTGGATCTATAAGATGCGGAATTATGACACCACCAAATAAAGGAAGTGCAGTTGCCTCTGCTATAGCTGAATCAGTTATTGATGGATTGACTTCCGTAAATGCACCTGGATATTCCGACACATTTTCAGTATCCCCAAGAGTATCGGCAATAGAAGGACCAACTTCCGTTAATGTAGAGGGAGATAGCCATTACCTAGCCGTTGTAAGTTGCGATTTTACTGCCAATGCCTAGAGATTTTAAAAAACACTTTACTAAAGATTTAGGGAAAGCAATAACTAAAGGAAGAAAAGAAGTTGCAAGGACGATAACACACGCTCTTATTGAAGAGGGTCCGTGGTGGACAGGATCGTTTGGAAAAAATTGGGTAGTATCAAAAACCCCCGTACAACCTACTAAAAAAAGGAATCCAGACCCTCCATTTCCACTTATACCTAAACGAACAGAAAGATTTACAAGGAGAATACAAGTTCCAAATGTTGCTCTAGGTCAAGACCTATTTGTAGGGAACAGAATTAAATATGCTGGTTTTGCGATTAACGCACCAGGGCAAACACTTTCTAACAAAACGGGGGCACAGGTTACTTATAAGGAGCATTATGAGGAAGTTAACTTCCCAACAGCAACAGCGGGAAATTGGTATGTAATCTACACAAAAGGAGGATTTATTAACAAAGACATATCAAGAGCGTTTAGAAAGGTTGGCTTTAAGTAATAAAGTAGTAGTATAGTATATGAATATATACTAATTAAATTTGTATGCCAACAGATAGAGCAATCGACAAGCTAAGGAAAGCCTTCAGCATAGACAGTAAAAGCAGTTACCCCATTTATAAGAATGGCGAGCTTATTTTAAAAGTTTATTGGTCCCCCTTAACTATCGCAGACAGAGACACTATAAATGCTACTTTAACAGCATCGAACAAAGGCCAGGAAGAAGGAAGCTTGGATTTTGCTCTACAAGTAATCATAAATAAAGCAGAGGATGAGACTGGTAAAAAGTTATTCGCAGAGGCGGATAGACCCAGTTTAAGAAGAGAGATACCTTTAGCAGTCTTGTTGGAACTTATGACAAAGATGCAAGAGTTGGGCGAGGAGGCTACCCCCGATGCCGTAAAAAGCACAACTTGATAAAGACAACTATCTATACTTACAATTCTTCGTTGCAGAAACTTTAGGGATTACTTTAGGTCATTTGCAAAAGAACATGACCATAGAGGAACTGTATGCTTGGAACGCATACTTTACGTTGAAAGGAGAAAGGGAAGAAAAAGCGTATGAAGATATGAAAAAGAAAGCTCAATATCGTAAGGTACGCTAAACTAAATGTAATGTTTTATCGAGATTAGTGGCATCTAATTACGAAGTTAATATAAAACTGAATACCAGGACTGTTAACAAGCAGCTAAATAATCTTGAGAAGCGTATATCAAAGTTAAATAAATTAGCTCAAGGTGGAAGAGCAAGTAAAACAGTACTGCGTAACGAAAAGCACAAGATTGAACTAGCAGCCAAGCGATTGCAGGTAGAAAATAGAAATTTAAGGACAAAGCAAAAACAGTTACAGGTAGATAGACAACAGTTGAAAGTAGAGAGACAGACTACTGCTGCTGTAGAAAAACAAACCAGGGTAATTAAGACAGCAGGAGGTAGACCAACTTCAAAAATACCTTTAGGACCAAGTTCTCCATTAAATTTTAGTCCCACAGGTCAAATGCTCCCTGGGCCTGGAAAAACAGGAAAAGGTTTTGGAAATCGTTTTGCTGGTGCTGCCAGTAGTGCAGTTATTTCTGGTGCTTTTCCTCTGTTATTTGGACAAGGACCACTAATCGGTGCTGCTGGTGCATTAGGTGGTGGGATAGGATCTATGGTTGGCGGACAGATGGGAGGTTTTGCGGGAGGTTTACTTGCGACTTCTATTGCAACACCCATACAACAACTTGGTATAGAAGCAGCAAAGTTAGGGCAGGCACTTAATCCAGCGACAAAAAATGTAGAGGCCCTTACAGCAGCATTAGGAGTGACTGGAACTGAATTTCAAAAACAGATTGCATTACTTACGAAATTAGGAGATGAGGAGGCAGCGTTTGAAGCAGCAAGACAAAAAATGATAAATCTAATCGGACAGGGTGGTGTAGATAATATGACTAAATTTGGACAGGAGATGACAGATTTAGGAAACAACTTTACAAAAGTTATGACATTGATGAAGAACTCAATGGCTAACTTCATACAAAATTCTGGTATTTTAAAACTTCTTGCTACTACTGTTGAGAGGTCTGCTTTAATAGGTCAAGCGGAGGCTTCTGGCAGCACTTTAGATACAGAAGAAGGTAGAAGATTAAATGAATTATTGGGGAAAAGGGGTAAACTAACTAATATTTTAGGTAAAGATGCTTTAAGTTCTGGGGAAAGAGGCGATTTTGCGTTAGAAGTTTTAGGTAAAGAAAAAGGATCAGGATTATTTAGTCTGCCGAGTCTTAAAGATGTACAAGACGCAAGAAAACTTTTAGAAGATGAAATTGTAGCTTTACAGAAAAAAATCAATTTAAAAGATACCGAAGCTGAAGCTGAAACAATGATTGAAAATATACAAAAAGCTAGGGTTAAAAATTTAGATAAAGAAATAGAAATGTTGGAGCGTAGCTTTACCATGACTTCTGATGAATTTGAAATAGAGAAACAAATTGCTGAAATGAAGGAAGAAGGAGAATTAAAAGATGAAGATGAAATAAGAAGAAAATTACAAAAAATACAGGTGTTAGAAAAGGAAAGAAAACTAGCAGAGCAAACAGCAGCAGCGTTTGAAAGAATGGCCCAGACAATAGCAACTGACATATCGAAGGGAATTCAAGGGATGATTCGAGGTACTTCTACACTGAACGATGTGCTCAGTAATGTATTAAATAAATTGGCAGATGCAGCTTTCAACATGGCGTTTTTTGGTAATTCACAGGGTTCTCTAGGAGGTGGAGGATTAATCGGTTCAATATTCAGTGGATTTGGCTCAATGTTCGGTGGCGGAGGTGGCGGACTTGATGATATACCCTTTATTCCGAGTTTAGGAGGTAAGGGATTTGCAAATGGAGGTAGACCTCCTGTTGGTAAAGCGTCTTTAGTTGGGGAAAGAGGGCCAGAACTTTTTGTTCCTGATAGAGCAGGTACTATAATTCCGAATCATGATATGGGTTCAACAAGTGTTGTAGTAAATGTAGATGCTTCTGGTACTTCTGTTGAAGGAGATCAGCCAAGTGCTGAAGAGCTTGGTAGATTAATAGGAGCAGTTGTTCAATCAGAACTTATTAAAGAAAAAAGACCTGGAGGTTTATTAGGATAATGGCTACTTTCCCTTCAATCAATCCAACATATCAAGCTCGTAAAAATACAGCACCTAGAGTTAATTCAACTCAATTTAATGACGGCTATCAGCACAGAATAAAGTTTGGATTAAATATTAATCCTTATGTTTGGTCCTTGACTTTTAATGTTTCAGAAACAGATTCAGATACCATAGAAACATTTCTTGAAGCTAGAGCAGATGACGCTGCTTCTTTTGAATGGCAACCTCCTGGCAGTGCTGTTGCTTATAAATGGATATGTCCTAAATGGACTAAAACAATACCTTATAAAAATAGGGCTACACTTAACATGACATTTCAACAAGTATTTGAACCATAATGGCTACTCCTGTATCAGAACTACAGAAGATAAATCCTAGTAATATTGTTGAATTATTTCAGCTTGAATTAATTACAGCTATTCATGGATCTAGTACAAAATACTATTT